AGCATTCGCGGCTCGTATCCAATGACCTCGAATATGGGCCGGTTAATCCGTAGCGCGACCTGGACAACTAGACGGCGTGGGTCGCCGTCTTCGTAGGGCCCACCTGCTCGCGCCGCTCGATGATGACCTTGTGTTCTCGTCCCCACTTTTTGATGACCTTAAGGTCGAGAGGCTCGGGGTCGACGATCGCGCAGAACGCGCTCAGCAGGTCGAGGCCTGCCGGGTATGCGGTGACCTTGGCCTTGTCGCACATGTCCCGGTAGTCGACGACGTACACGGTCAGGACAGGCACCTCGACGGGGTCAGTTGCCCCGTCGAGGTACACGTCAAGTACGTCCCACATCAGGAGATGGCAAGCGTGCCGGTGAGCGATGCCGTTGCGGTTGCGACGCCGGTAGCGTCGTATGCGACCTCGACGGACTCGACGTACATAGCGGCACCGGCCCAGGTCGTGTTGGTGCCGTCGTCGATGGTGACGGCGAGCGACGTGCCAGCGGTCGCGGCATTCTCGAGCGCGTTGTACATGCCCGAGTCGCCGTCGAATAGGAACGTGACGGCCAGTGCGCTGATGAGGTCGGTCTGCGTGAATGCGTTGCCGCCGCCGAGGGTACGTGTGCGCGTGATGGTGCTCGTCTGGGTGATGGTGCCCGATGTCACCTGGGCGCTGTATGCGACCGAGGCCACCTGCACGGTGAACTCGGAACCCGCAATGGATACGACTGGCATTTCTACTCCTTCATGCTGGCTGTGAGGCGGATGTCTACGGTGATTACTGACCCCTGAGCGCCGATGTCGACGAGTGTCGGGGGTCCGATGTCGGTGACGACTGCGTACTTAGGGAGCGCGCCGAGGATGGTGTCGATGGCGTCCTCGGCGTCGAGCTGCGCCGCGCTGTTCTTGCGCGGGTTGACGACGACGACCAGGCGCCACTGCGTCCGGTACGACAGGCGCCCGAGCCGCTCGGGGACGACCCACGGGCTGTCCGCCATGATCACGATGCTCGGCGGGATCGGGACGGGCGGCGTCGACGTGTACACCTTGTAGCCGAGGCCTGTCACGGCTGCAGTGATTGCCAGCCGGGCCTCGGTGGTGAGCGCGGTCATCCGACCATGCTTTCGACCCTGATGTACGGGGCGATGAGGGCAGCTCGGCTCTTGAGCAGGATGCTGTTAAGCCGGTAGGGGCTCGCCTGCATGTCGAGGCCGACCGACTCGCCGCCCGCTGCGAACCGTGCCTGAAATATGTCGATCCCGATTCCGAGCGTCGCTTCCTTGAGGGCTGCGGGCTCGGCTGCCAATGCCGCCGCCGTAATCACTGAGCTGACTACGGCGACGGCAGCCGCTGCTACCTGGTCGTACGGGTCCGCCGCATAGGTGAGATCCAATGCGGTTGCCAGTTGCGTCCCGGTGAGCAGCGCCATGGCTTACGGCTCGACCAGGCGAACGATGCCAGCGGGCAGGTAGGCAGCGGTGACGCCGTATCCGTAGATGGCGATATCGCGGCCAATCTGGCCCACGTTTTCTGCGCTGGCGAGGCGGGGTCCGTCCTCGATCCAGCGGGCGGACTCGCCGTTCGTGACGATTGCGTGCCGTGCCGCTGCGCCGTCGAGCCACTTGGCGCGCACGACCCGGAGACCGGAGACGTTGACCTGCAAGGTCGAGGCCGTGGCGACGCCGGACACGTTCTGGACCGAGTACGGCGCCGGGTAGAACGACTCCCAGCCGCCGATCTCGATCATCAGGGCGGTCGAGGCGTAGACGATCGTTGCCGGGACGCCGGTTGCGTCCTCGCACTCCATCGAGGCCTCGAACACTGCGGCCCGGAACACGGCGCCGGTGGTGTCGGCGCTCAGGTCGTAGGTGACCGTGCCGGAGCCCTGATTCCAGATATCCGACGTGAACTTCCGGTCAGTGACGGTCGAGTACGACGCCGCCATGATGCGGTTGTGCGCGTCGAGGTAGGACGGCTGCGACCGCTGGAGCAGCTGGTAGGAAATGTCGGATCCGGCTGCGTAGGTGCCGAGCGATGCCGTGCCCTTGAGGATCGAGATTTGGACGCTGTTGACTTCGTCCTTCTCGTTCGCCTGAGCCTCGACAATGTCGGTAAGCACGTTCTCGCTGTAGGGCCAGTTAATGTCGAGGCCGACGGTGCCGGCCGATTGCGGGCCGCCTACCCCGGAGATGACGGGGCGGCCAAGGTCGATGATGCCCCGGACCTGCTGAAGCCACACGGGCGGCATAACGCCGGGATTATCGCCGGTGACCTGGTCAAACAGGGCCCGGGTCTCGGCGCCTTCCATGACGGCCTTGGAGTACTCGCCGAATGAGCGGAACTGCGCGAGCGGGTGGACCGGCTCGGCGACGTGGACGACGGACTGGACCTCGCGGCGCAGCTCGTCGATTGCCTCGCGTGCCTGAATGTCTGCGACGACCGCCGGGGCGGCGTCCTCGACGGTTTCGACTGACATGTGATCCTCTCTGATTGAACCGACACCGGCCGTTGAATAGGCCGGCTGATGAGTGAGGCTGACCTCCGCGAGGCTTGCCTTTGTGTACACGATCGCGTTCTTGCCTTGCGTTCTTTTCGATTCGAGCGGGGCGAACCCGACAGACAGGCCTCGACTCGACCCCGTCCGCATGAGCGTCGCCGCATCACGCCCGAGGCTCGTGTTTACGACGTCGAAGTCGATGTAGAGGCCGTCGGGCTCGTTGCTTGCTGCCGTGATGACGCCGATCGGCTCGTTATGCCGGTATGCCAGAGGCTTGCCGACGACTGCGGCCGTGTCGAACGCACCAGGTGCGAACGACTCCCGCATCCCGTCGTACTCGATCTCGACGCCGTACGGGACAGCCATGCCGTATCCCGTGCCGATTATGTCGCCGCCGTCGTCCGCACGCGTGTGCAGTAACAGGGTGCTGTCGGTGGTGACTGTTCTCATTAGCCGCCCATCTCTACGAGGCTCGTGGGTGTGAGGCCGAGGGTGTTGAGGTCGATGACGGTGCGGGCCTCGTCGGCCGTGAGGATCCCGAGGGGGACGAGCTGCGCGACGAGGTTGCCGAGGTCGGTCGCGTTGCCGCGCAGGAACCCGGACGTATCGAACCGGACGGCGTGCCCTCGAGGTGTGACGTCTGGCATCGACAGCCGGTGCGTCAGCATGTCCATAACCGGTCGCAGGCTGATATCGAGTAGTTGCCGGTACAGGTCGACGCGGTTCGAGTACGTCAGCGACGACCCGGACACGCTCGCGCCGACCCACACGGGGTCAAGGTTCGCAATCCTGGCGATGCCTATCGCGGACTCATTGCGGGCCTCGACAAGTGCCAGGTCACGGGCCGACCAGCCCATGCCCTTAGCCTCGATCGCGCTATTCAAGTAGGCCGTGGCCCTGTTGCTCCTAGCCTCTTCCCATGCGGTGAGAAGCGCGTCCACGGTTGCCGCTGGAAGGTCGGCCCCCGTGTTCTTCAGGACCACGGTCGGCATGGGGTACTCGCTGTAGTTCAGCGTCGCGGCCTCGAGGGCGGCGGCCGTGTTGATCGCAGCAGCACCAGTTGACAGCCACCCTCCGAGCCCGTCGCCGTAGAACTTTATGACGTCACGGGCCGGCACGGGGCTGCCGATGTAGTAGAACGGGTCGACGGGCGGGAACTGGGTGTTCTGGTTCGCGGTCGAGTGCGTCGTCAGGTCGGACACGTCCTCGACGTCCATGACCTGAACCTCACGGGGGAACCCGTCCCACGTCCGGTCGACCACGAGCCAGTACGCCCGGTCATGCAGGAGCAGGTTCTCGACAGTCCGCGCCATGACGGACGTGTACGGGAGATACGACGACGGGCTGACGAGTACCTGGGCGGTCTCGATCGGCTCGCCCCCTCGGTACGTGCGCAGCGGGAACCCGGCGATGGTGTGCGAGTACGTCTTCATCGCGTCGACGAACGCCGGGACCTGCAGCGCGGCAGCCCTCGAGGTGCGGAACGACGACCCGGCACCTTGAATCATCTGCAGCAGCGACGTCCCAGCGCCCTCGCGTAGAGCGACAGACGGCCCGCCCTCCATCAACCTTGTGGGGGACGGAGGGGCGGACCATCTCGGACGGGGAAACGCCACGCGCCCATATTACAGGTTTATAACGATTGTCAAGCACGTCGGCGGCTGTGAATCATCGCCGTCGGACGCTGACGTTTCGTCGCCTGAGCAGCCGCGAACATCACGGCACGGGCCGCATACGAGGGCCCCGCCCCCATGGCCGAGGAGAGAATCCAGCCCGCGTCGCGCTTGCTGATGCGCGACGAGGCGAAATGCTCCCGCAGGACGAGGCCGCCGTCGTGCAGGATGGCGCGCCTATCGAAGAGGTCGAGCAGCGCCCTTGTGCCAGCGACCGCCTCTCGCTGCCCGACGAGGTCGTCGAAGTGCTCGTGCAGCCGGTCGACGTAGGTCGGCGTCACGATGACGTACAGCGCCGGGTGCTCGGCGCGCAGCTCTGCTAGGCGCTCGTCGACCTGCTTGGTCGTCCGCATGGTCGTCACGCGCACGACTACGCGCTCGTCATCGAGGACGCCTGCGACAGCGACGGCGTGCCCCTGACCGTCGAATGACGATTCGACAGCGACTGTCCAGGTACTCGACTGTGGCAGTTCGACGTCGGACGTCGTGTCGGCCCACTGGGAGTCTTTGAGC